GTCACCAAGAACCCAAGAGCGCCGAGTCCCAGCGTCACCCATTGGTACGTTGTCATTTAATCTCCTAGCCGTCCGCCGAAGTGCTAGGATATTCCCAGCGCCCTACTCCTCACCGCTTGATGATGCGAGCCACATTTTCGAAGGTGCGCTTTCCGAAGTAAAAGCTCATCACGAGCCCAGCCCACATCGAGACATCGCCCTTAAGCGGCGGCGTTGTGCCGAGCCCGAGGACAGTGTCCCAGATCACGCACTTCGCAAAAAACACTAAGCAGATATAGAACGCGAGCTTTTCCGGTTCCCAAGGATGGCCGATCTCGGCAATGCGCAATTGCATCTGCGCCTGCGTCTCGGCTGTCTGCGCAGCAATTTCAGACGCTGCAAGGTCGGCAGCGATCTTGTTATCGACATTGCCAGCCTTCAGCTTTTCCCGATATGCATCGATCAGTCCCTTGATGACGGGACCGCCGATGAAACCGATGATGGTCTCCCACATCGGTCAGCTCTTCCCGACCGATCGCAGCCGTGCAGCGATGGTGATTGCTGAGATCCCCATCATCACGTAGGCGAGATACTGCGGATTGTTCTTCAACGCATCCATGACCTGGGCCTTAAGATCGGGATCGCCAAGCGCCGTCGCGATAGGATCGAGCCACTGGAACACGGTTCCGATGCCGGTCAGGAACAGGCCCCAGAGTACCGTGACCGAGCGGCCCATGAGCGCCCACACCTTGCCCCAGAACGTATCGGCTTCGGCGTAGAAGTTCTTGAGTGCCGGGATCGCATGGAGCACCGGGCGCAGGAACATGAAATACGCACACAGCATACCCGGCACGATCAAGATCAGCCAAAGCCAGAGCATCGTTATTTCCTTCCAAAGATCGATTTGAACAGGTCAACAAAAAAGGCTCCGAGGGAGCCTTTGGCGGGAGACGTAACTGACGGGGTTTGCGGAAGCGCCGGAGGAGGCTTCGGCGCGGTAGTAGCTCCAGTGAAGCTGATGGTTGGATCGAGTGCCATCATCGCCAATAGCAGGCCCGCGCAGCCAAGCTGCTGATCCACCTCGTTTGGATCGTAAACACCGTCCCGAACATACTTGCCCGAGACATATTGATCGGTGCCGGACCAGATGTACGGCGATGGACGACCCTTGTTCGCGTAGCCAAGCCCATTGTATTGCTCGAGCATAGTGAGCGTACCGCCAACCGACCAATCTTTGTTTCTGGCAGCGAAGGGCGCGCAGTTGACCAGCGCGTCATAGGCGCCGTCTTCCCAGGTCTTGAACGGCCCCCTGCCCTTCGGAACATGAACGGAGACGCTTCCGAGCGGATCGCCCTGCCCAAGCTGAGTGTTCCAGTTCTGTGAAGCTTCCCGCTCATGGGCGACCGCGATAAACGGCCACGGAACGCCGGTCTTGGCCGACACGGCCTGGTAGCGGGCCTTCGCCTCCGGCGCGACCAATCGCTTTGCCACGGTCGTAAAGTTCCGCGTCAGCTTGGCCTTCGCCCAGCGAGCGGTATTCGCTGCCTTCAGGGCTGCGAGATCAGGCATTGATGTTCCCGGTGAGGTTGTGTTAGGCAGATTCCGCCCCAGTTGGGCCGGAGTATGAAATGCGGAATTTACGAAAAGCGGCCAAAGCAATGGCTAAGGCCGCGATCTACTGTATGCTGGCGCCTATGTGGTTGCTGATAATCGCCATCTCGCTTGTCATTCTGGTGCCAGCGTCGCTGTTCAACGGTCGCAAGCCTTAAGGAGAAACGGAACTGTCAATCCAGGACGATTGAGCTGCCCCCTGAAGCACACCTTCGATCCGGCATCTTGTTACCGTCGCGTCATTCACGATGGAAATAGGGCTGCCATTGACAAGCAGCGCGCCAATGCTGTTGAAGGTCGCGCGAACGTCAGAACAGTGCGACAGGATCAGTTGATTGCAGGTCTGCACGTCGATCCGGATACCGTTGCTGGTCACGTCAGATGTTCCGGAGACCACGACAGAGCCGGCATACTGCGTTGTTGATCCGGCTGCATAAACCCCGCCACCGTGCCACCAGAGTCCATTGCATCCCTTGAATAGGGCTGACGCATAGGTGGCTCCGAACAGAACGATGTTGCGGAGTGCATTGACGCGGCATCCAAGCGCGCCGGTCGTCTTCAGCGATCCGTCAAAATAGATGTAATGGTCAGGCAGAACGTTGTCTGTGGTCGAGAGATTCAGATCCTCAATCAGCAGATTGGTCATCGTGGCGGTAGCGCTCGCCTTCGCTGCGATTATTGTCCCGCCAGCGACCTCGTTCTTGATGAAGAAGCCGCCGAACCGTGTCCCATCAGAGCCCGGGACGAGGTCGATCATTCCGCGGCCATAGACGGAATCGCTGTAGTTTTTGATCAGCATGGCGCCAGTATTCGACTGCCCTGCTCCAAGCCAATGCGCGCAGAAGTCGATCGTGTCGGGGCGGCTATCGAACCGATAGATACCTTTTGGGACGCTAATATGCTTGCCATTTGTTTTTGCCGCGACAAGCATCGCATTCCATGCCGTTGTCACCGTGTCGGAGCCATCGTTGACGGCTCCGAAGTCGGCGAGCGAGACAAAATCAGCCATCAGATGATCCGGATGATGTAATTGCAGCAAATGGTCGGAGGCTGAGTCGGGAGCGCTGTGCCGGAGCCGCCCGACGCCGCGGTCTGCCCCGAGACCGTGCCGGTTGACGTGATCGTCGCGGTCTGGTTTCCGGACGAACTCGCAAAGGCGCCAAGCGAGCCGCCGGTAGTGCCACTGAGGGACGTCGTACCGATGGTGGATCGCACGACATCCGAAACCGTCGAATTGACCGAAAGCGAACCGTTGCTGACCGCAAAGTTCACGCTCGGCAAATTTGCTTGTGCAATCGAGTGGCTTTCGGTGCCGCCGGCGCCTCCCATCACTGGCAAGTTTCCGTTCAGGCCAACCGACGAGAGCCGACCAGCGCCGCTATCGATCATCGCCGGGACCCGACCGCGCTGGTCGGGCAGGTTAAACGTCGTCGATCCATCCCCGGCACCATGAGCTGTGCCCATGATGGAAAAAAGAGATGCGTAGGTCGTGCGCGAGATCGCTTGTCCGACCGGAAAAGCGAAAGACGAGTTCGGAACGACGCTACCCCAATACAGCATGCCGCCGGCAAGCGGGATGTTGTACGGATTGCCAAAGAACCCGTGCAGATAAAACACGCTATCCGTGCTGTTGTAGACTGCAGTATAGGGCGTCCCTTGAATGAGAGTGCCCGATTGCAATTCAACGCTCGGCGCCGAGCGGAGCGGCTTGGCACCAAGTCCGTCCACATTCAACGTGCACGTCCCGGTTTGGGTCGTGTGCGGGGTGAAGGCGATCATCTGCCCGGCCAGGTGAGCTAGCGTGTCGAAGACCTGATAGCTGGACACCGTGTAGGCTGTCGAAGTGCCCGCCGTGACGATCGCCCCAGCAATGTCATCCCGAAACGCCGCCGTGCTCGCCATCATGGCGCGGGCGCTGTCGTTCACCGACGACGGGCTTTGGCCTTCGTTCCAGTTAACCGTCGAATCCGCGTTCGCGTTGTTGGCCGCGACCTTGCTCCAGTTATAAAACGGCAACGACATGTCGGGTTATCCTCGTGAGAAAATCGGAGCTTGAGCCAAGGAGGCGCGGAGCCTGGTCAGGTCAGGACTGCGGCGCTGGGCGTAGAAAATTGGGGCAGCCTGCGGGGGCTGGAATGTCGGCATTTGGGCAACCATGCCGCCGGCATCCGGCGCGGCCTGAGGCGCTTGGGCAAAGACCGGCTGTTGTTGCGGCGCAATGTTCAGAGGTGCGCTAGTAGCCGCTGCCGGACTCGCTGGTGCGGCCTGCGGCTGAGCCGCTGGTTGATTGCCGAACCAGGTCGCCTCTCGCTGGCGCCTCGCTGTGAGTCCTGGATCTACCTTCCCGCCTGCATGGTTGTACTGCAGGAAGATGCTCTGGGCCTTGTCCCAATCCCCAGCCTTAATGGCCTCGCCGAGGCCGGACTGTTGCCAACCGGGGCCGGCGTTATATGTAAGGGATGTCAGCGCCGCCCGGACACCCGGAGGAATGTTCGGATTGAAGGCGTCAACGCTGGCAGCGGCTTTACCTACCTCGTCCTGAAACCGCTGTTCATAGACTGCCTGCCGCTGATCCGGCGGGATGTTTTCATCGCCCGGCTGGGCTTTTGTACCGTAGCCCGAGCTATACTGTTTGTAGTCCCACGACGCGGTCGGCGCATATCCTTCCGACTTCTTGATTGCGTCGAGATATTCAGGATCAAGAGCCATGTGGTGGTTAATCCAAGGGCTGATCGTATTTGCGGTGGTCGCGTCGAATATTCACTGGCAATGGACCCCAAACGGGTATCTCGCCTCGATGCTTGGCTTCATCGCTGCGCTGGTGTTCACGGGCATGTTCAATGAACTACGGGCTTGGCAGCATAAGCGGGCGGAACGCCGCGCTAGCCAGAAGCGCGTTTGAGAGTGCCCGATTGGCAATCTGGCCGCGGGGTTGCGCCGCAAGCACCTGATTGCCGAGATAGGCCTGTACGGGACGCGAGAGCAGTGCGCGACCGGCAATCGCCGGAGCGGCCAATCCGGCCAGCGCGCCGGCAGCCGCGCCTCCTGGACCACCTGCGGCGCCCGAACTCCCACCAACGATCGCTCCGATCGTCTGCAGCATGTGAGTGACGTTGTGGCGCGGCGAAGTGCCGGATTGCGGCAACGGCTTCAGTAGCGCTTCGCCCGCTCGAGCCAGATCCGCAAAGTCTCCATTGCCCCTGGCATATGCACGGCGGTTCTGCTGGACAACTGCATTTCGAAGCTGTGATGGTGAAATCAAACCTTCAGCCGCGCCGGATCCGGCGCCGGTCGCAGCGCGTTCCAATACGATCAGATTGCGGTACTCACGCCGAGCATTTCGCAGGATTTGCATATCCTGCTGATTTCCCGTGCGGAACAGCGTGCGCTCCATCGCATTATCAAGCGCGGTCCGGATGCCTTGGAGGGCTGCCTGCAAATGAGGATCATTTGTCGTCCCTCTGGCTTGGGTCGCCAAACGGGACGTGATGGCATTGAACTGAGGGCCATCGATCCGCCCCGTCGCGATCATTCCCCGAAGATCATCAATGGTATTGGCGACGACAGGAGCGCGATTGGATAGACTCACAAGGTTGTTGTAGTTGCGTTCGACGCGCCCCAGTTCATTGTTGAATGCAGCGGTCGGCAGCACATTATTGCGACGACCGACTCCCTCAATATCACCACCGATGCGGGTAAAAGCGTTATCGATGACGTCAGGCGTAGCGCGATTGGCGTCAATGCTGGCGCGCCGCAGCGCTGCTGCAGTAAAGTTTTCGGCCTGATTTTCCATGACGCGCGCAGCTGCGCCGCCCGAGCCAGGCGTGTCACCTAGTGCACTTTCCATCCATTGCAGCGGCTTGCTGCCAGAGGATTGCCCCGCAGTAAGCGGCACGCCTTCATTGCGAAGGGTTTCTGCCAATGCTTGGCGTTCGGCCGAAGCCGGCAACGGGGTAACCGCGCGCCGCGCAACCGCCTCTACGCTTGGCGAAAGCAGCGCTCCCGCGAGCCGCGCGTAAGGCTCTGCAGCCGTACCTTTGGTGATCTGTCCTGCAGTTTCGCTTCCAATGGCGGGCAGAGCAACATTTCGGACGAAACGAGCTCCAAGCCCCCCTTCACCGCCAGCCAGCATCCCCGGGAGAAATTCCGCGCCAGTTTTGGTATATGCACCAGCAAGCGTTTTCGGGTCATAAAATGCAAGATTGCTCGGATCGTTGTTCTTGACGGTATTCAGGACATCTTGCGAAGTCGGCGCGTTAGCAAGCAAACGCCCGCCGGGCAGCACATAACTAGCGGCATTTGCCACGTTCTTCACGGTCGATGGATCAAAGCCGAGCTTTGAACCAGCATAATCGACAGCGCTTCCTAGCAAGCTGCGCGCATCGCCGACTGCACCGATTGTCCCGGCTGCGGCATTGGCGAGACCGGCGCCCGCGCTCTTTGCCACGTCCTCAGCCGTTGATGGTTTGTCGAGCACGAAGCCGGACGGCAGACCCGTGTCGGCCGGCTGATCGAGGACGAAGCCCGCAGGAAGTTCGCTCATTGTGCCGGCACCCACTTGCCGCCCTTGAAGACGATCTTGGCGCCCGTTTGTGGGTTCGTCGCTGTTGCGCCTTCCGTGACTGCCGATTTGGCTTCACTCTTAGTCGCAGCGTCACCGTTCGCCCAAGCCTCGATCTTGGCAAGTGCGGCCTTGGACTTGTCGGTCAGAAGATCGCGCGCCTGGCTGGACGTGTTCATGCCGCGGTCGCGCTGATCGTTCAGGGCATAGAGCCGGGATTCCATCAGGCCGATCGCGGTCTTGACGGCGCCCTTCAATTGGTCGGGAGACTGCGAGGCATTGAGCGTGCCCTTCCACTGCGCGATTTCATGGTCGGAAATGCCCGAGCCCTTGAAGACCTTGGCTAGTTCATCGGCGACAGCGTTCCGGGCCAAGTTGAAGTTGTTAACCCGCGGATCGCCCGTTTCGGAGTTGAAGACGTTCTTCACCGAGTTGACGGTCGGGATCTGGTAGTTGTCGAGCGCGTCCGCCTTCTCCTTCAGGTCGGCGAGATGGCCGACGACCGTATTGAGCGACGTGACGTTCTTGGCTGCCTGCCCCGACGCGAAGTCCTTTGCGGTCGCGGCCCGAGCGCCCCACTTCGTCAGGTCGAAGCCCGGCTCGTATTGGGCGGCCGCGCGCATCAGGGCTTGGATCTGGGGCGATTTCAGCGCGAACCCACTCGGAGGCTGCATGCGGCCTTCCACGACCGCCTTGACTTGTGACCGAATACTTTCCGGAAGGCTCTGCAAATATGCGTCGCCGGTGAGGCTCGGATCGCCCATCGTCGAGTTGGCGGCCGTTGGAGCCACTGACGCAGGCTTGCCGTTAATGGTCTGATCGCGCTCATTGACGAAGCCATAGAGCTCCTGACCCGTCGTCGGATCGATGCCGATCTTTGACCATTTCTCGCGGTTCGTGAATAGCTCCGGAATGATCGTCTTGGCCGCTTCCGGGTTCATCACCGCGACCATCGCCTTTGAGGCGGCGGCCTGCGGATTCTCTCCGTTTGCAAGAAGAGCCTGCCTCAGAGCGCTATACTGCGCCGTGAGGTTTTGCTGCTGTGGCGTGCTGCTCTGGAATAGCGACCCGATCAGGCTGCCGCCATTCTGGAGCCGATCAAGATAGCCGCCGCCGCCGAAGGCGGGCGGAAGTGCTTCTTGCGGCTGCTGAGCGAGCTGTTGGGCAGGCTGTTGAGCCATCTGCGGCGCCTGCCCCTGCGCGGGCTGCGCGTTCGGGGGAAGCATGCCCTGCTGCGGCGAGAACTGGTCGGCATTGCCAATTCGGGGCATCTGATAGCCGCCAACCCCGATGGGCTGCGCCTGGTTCGGCGCGTAGGTTGCCGGATCAAACGTCGCAGTATCGAACTGGCGCCCCGAAGGCTGAACCGGCTGCGGTGCGCCAGGGATGGCGTTGAACCGATCGGCAAAGGTCGCGGGCGGCGCATCGAAACCCGGGCTCGGCTGGTAGTTGTTTTGCTGCATCTGCGTTGACCGCAAGAAGTCGAGCAAGCCACCGCCCTGTCCGCCGTAGCTGTTGGAATTGTAGAGCAGGGAATCCAAGAGCCCCATCTATTTCGTCCTCAACCAAAAAGCTTCGGAAATGCCCGGCCAGTGCCGAAATTGCCCAACAGACTGCCGATGCCGCCCGCAATCGTACCGAACTGCTGCGCGCCTGACATCTGGTTCGTCGTGTTGCTCTGGCCCGTGGACTGCGAGCCGAGCCCAGCGATCGGAATACCGATGTTAGCGAGCAAGCCCAAGTTCTGGATCGGAATGCCAAACCGCTGCGCTTCCGCCGCCAACGTGGCATTTGCGCCAGCATTCGAGAGATCAAGACCGCCGCTCGCCGCGTTCAATCCAGCGCCCTGGTTCGTCAGATACTGCTGCTGAAGGCCGGAGAGGATGCCAGCGTTCGTGTTGCCGGCGTTGTAGAGATTTCCGGCCGCGCCCTGCTGGTTCTGGACGTTCTGATTGTATTGAGCCGCGATCGTCGGAGCGAGACCTTGGGTCAGACCGCGGGCCAGTGCCTGCGAGTTGGCGCCCGAGAAATCCCGACCGGCCGCGGCAAACGATCCGTTGACCTGGTTCGTGATGTCCGACGTGGCCGTGTTGATCGCGTCTTTGAACCCCGGAGTGTCATAGGGGTTGTAGTTCGTGTTCGAGGCCAGCGGATTGGTCTGATTGTAGTAGTTCTGATAGTTCTGGTTGACGTTCCCAGCCTGGTTCAGCGCGCCGCCGCCATTGTAGAGGGACTGCGCATAGTTCGACTGCTGGGGCGCGAAGAGGCCGGACGCTGCATTCGAGTTGTTCGTGATCGTGTCCAGCGCCCCGCTCTGGGCGCCGGTCAACCCAGTATTGCTGCTGGTTGCGCCGAGCTGATTGATGATGTTGCCAAGCAGCCCCTGCGTCGGCGCCCATGGCGACGTTGTAGAGCTCTGGGTGGTGCTGGATTTCGACTCGCCATCCATCACTTTTACCTTTCCAAGATCACGTATTTAGCTCGGTAGCCGAAGCGCTTCAGAATACGCTCCCAGCCTTTTCTTCCAGAAATGCGCAAGCGGCATCCTTCACGCTCTGCAAACTCTTCAATTTGTGGGAAGAATTTCACCCACTGTCTCATGTTCTTGCCGCCGCATGACGTGAATGTGCAAATGCCGTTCGAAAGTCGCGTTGAAGCCGCCGCAACTATTTCGCTGCCGTCCCATACGATCCACAGCAGCTGCTCTCCCCGAAGAATTTCAAACTCAGTATCTTCCGGGTTGCTGAGCCCCGTCCTAAGACCTGCAGAAAACACAAGCGGCTTGGTGTGGTGCCAGATCTTGTGGATCTGCTCAGGATCGACGCAGATCAACCGAGGATCGCCCAAAGGAATATCCGGCCAGTTGTGGCGCTGTTGGCGTGGGTGATCGTGAACGTGTTCAATCCGACCGAGGACACATACATGGTGCCGTTGCCGACCTCAGCCGCCGCATTGGCCGTTGTCGGGACAAGGATCGGCACAGAACCCGGAGCACAAAGACCCGTGAGCGTGTTCACAACCGTTGTTGCCGCGCTCGTCGTCAGCGTTACGGTCCCGACCGCGTTCGATCGGCCCGCGCCCAACTGTTGAATGCAAAGGTTAATCTTTGTCAGATCAGTTTCAGTGATGGCCGGCAGAAGAACGGTCATGTTGCACCGTTCGTCGTCACGTCAGGATCGACGCCGACCGTATAATTCCAGTTTGCCCCCGCCGGGATGCGGTTCTTGTAGCGGATATACCGCGCGTCTCTCATCATATCGCAGCGGCCAGTCCGGGCATTGACGAGGACTTCCGTACCCTGGATCGAGTCCGCCGCCTGTGTGTCACGATAGGTGACCGAGCCGTAAATGGTCGTCGCGTCCGTGATCGGCCGAAAGCCACGCAATGTCACGCGCCGGCCTTCCGCAGCCTGCTCCGCACTCTCCAACGTAGCCTCCATCGGAGCGCCAGCGAAGAACCCGAGGACATGCGTCAGCGCGCTGAACTGTGCGATCTGCGGTTGAACCGCGGTCGCGTAGGAATCCAGCGAAAGCGTCATCGCGTCGATCGAGGACGAGATCGTATCAAGCCCCTCGAGCGTCAGGCCCGATTGCGAAATGTCGACGAGGTATTCGCCCGCGACCGACAGCGGGAAGAACCTGTCGAGCAGATAGTCATAGCCGATGACCTTGTCATAGTTGGCCGGGTTCACGCCATTGGCCGATCGATAGGCCCAATAGACCTTTGTTGAGCGCGGATCAGCGGCCCCCATGAAGAGTTGAAGATTGCCACGATCGAGATCAGCCAAGAACGTCCGATCCACCTTCTCACGGCCGATCTGCTCAGGCACTCCGCCGGGCTCGATCTTGTGGAAGCCCTGCCCGGCATAGAAGAAGATTTTCTCGCCAGCCCGAATGATCGAATACGGCGCAAACAAACCCTTGTCCTGCGTCATGCGGTCGATCTGGAAGATCAGCGGAGAACCCGGCACATAGGACATGCGCCGGATCGCCTGATCCTGGAAGATGATCCCGTATTCGCCGCCGGCAACACCGCGGACGATGCCGCCGTCAGGGAAGTCCTGAAAGTCCGAGCTGTTGACGCCGCTCGTCCAAGTCGTCGTGGCATTCAGGCCGGACCACTGGATCCGGTACGGTTGGGACAGCAGACCGGACAGCACCAGGAAACGCCCGACGACGCTGACATAGGCCGCCTGCGGAGGAGAACCACCACAGTCCGCAAAGGCGCTCGATGAAGAGAGATCATAGACTTGCAGGACTGTATTTGCCTGCGTCGCAAACACCAGGCTGCCGAATTGTGCGAACTGCCAATTCGCCGCCTGAGAACCGTAGGTCGGGGCGGTATAAGTGCCCCCTCCCTTTGAAACGTCTGTCCAGCTATAGTTCGTGTTGTTCAGCAGATAGAGCTTGCTGGCGGTCGCTGCGAAGGTCAGGACCGAGCCGTCCGACTTCAGGGCATAGAAGGCACCGCGGCAGGCTGCAGGAAGCGCTTGGGTATACGCCGCGAACGACGGAAACGGCCCATAACCATCCCCACGCGGAATGACGTTGTTGATCGCGTGAACGCTCGTTCCCTGATAATCACTCGTATCAGGACGATAATCACCCCACTGCAGTAGCGCCATCAGAAACCGTCGTCATCGTTAGGGGCCCAAGGGGTCATCGGAGGCGTTTTTGGGGTCCAAATGCTGGAGGGATTTGGCTTGGCGGTCCAATTCGAGCCCGGCGGATTGACGGGCTCAAAGATGTCCGTATCGAACGTGTCATCGTCGAAGGCGTTGCCGTCGAATGTGCCGTAGCGAGCCACTATTGAGCCCCAAACGCCACGATGCTGAACCCGCAATCGGTTGGGGTGCCAGAGAAGTTGACGCCTCGGATAGCCGCAGTCGTCGCAGTGATCGGAAAACAGGTGATCGCGAGCGAAGCGCTTTCAGAAGTAGCAACAACAGCATACGCTGCACTGGCGAATCCGGTTGAGAATGTGATCGTGAGATTGCCGGTACTGTTCTTCGTCAGGCTCGTGACATTGTAGGACGCCACCAGCGTATAGGTGCCGCCACTCTGCGTATAATAGGCCCATGCTTTGGGCGAACTCGGATGACTCTGCTGCTGCGAAGGCGTGACAGCGTTCGTCGTGCTCGTTGCGGACTGTTGATCCGATTTCGAAGCGGCCGACACGCCCTGAATGACGGTCGAGCTCGTCCAGACGGCAAACTGCCCAGAGGTCGGCGTACCTGAGTTCGAGACGTTGCCGCCGCCGGAAGGCGTGGCCCAGGTTCCATCCCCGCGCCAGAAGGTCGAAGACGAGGCAGAAGTGCCGCTGTTCAGGTTGCCGACAGGAAGGTTTCCCGTGACGCCCGTCGAGAGCGAGACGTTCGTGATCGTGTTGCTCGATCCGTTAATCGTCTTGTTGGTCAGGGTCTGACCACCGGCCACAACGCACACCGTGTCGGTCGTGGCCGGTAGCGTCAGGGTGCCACTGGCGACTGCGCTCGGCCTGAGTAAGGTCGTGCCCGACGTTGAACCATTGAGCGTGAGACCCGTGCCGCCAATAGTTGGCGACGTGATCGTCGGCCCCGTGGCCAGCACAATGCTTCCGCTGCCCGTCGTTGACGTAAACGTCGGCACGCCGGTTGTGAAGATCGGAACACCAGACTGAGCGCTGACATCGGCACCAAAGCCGCCGCGGCTTGCCGCCAACGTTCCCGTCCAGCCAACCGTGATCGACGTGGCCTGCAAGAGCGCAGTTGCGGGAGTCCCGCCCAGCGTCAGGGTGACATTGGTGTCATTGGTCCGCGTCAGAGCGGTGCCGCTGACGATATCCGATGCAGGGATCGTTCCGACTGTGACGGCCGCGCCAGTGCTCGATTGCTTGAGATACTGCCCTGCCCCGCCCGTCGCGCTCAGGTTCGCGCCTGTGCCGCCGCGGGAGACGCCAAGCTGGCCGCTCCAGCTGAGCGTCAACGTCTGTGCCGCGATCGAGCCCGTAACGTTGGTATCGCTGACGACCGCCTGCACGACGTTCGGATTGAGCTGGGTCGCGTCGGCCGTGCCGGTAATTGCGTGATCGGCGTTCCAACTGTCGCTGTAGATGCGCGTCGAATCCGTTCCGACCGGCTTTCCAGAGACGAACGAATGGTTGATCTTCAGCGTCACGGGGTCACCCCCGAGATACGCATGTTCATCGGTCCTGCATTGAAGGTTGAGGTCAGGCCGAGGTTGTTCAGGCCGTCAAGCGCGGTCTTGAAGCCGAGGCCCCAGGTGTTGATCCGCGCGTCCTGCTGGATGTATGGGGCGGACTCCAGCAGCGTTCCATAAAGGTAGAGATCGGGCGCAAGCTCCAGCAGCCAGTTGGACGCATTGGACGCCAGCGGAGGAATGACCATCCGATAGACCATCTCAAGCGTGTATGCCTGGTCCGGCGTCGGTGCCAATTCCATCTCAGAGCCGAAGATGGTGAAAAACTGCGGCTGGCCGGTCGCGTTGCCATTCGTGAACCGGAACTCGTCCATCTGCGTGCCGGACATGAACTCAAGGCACGGCTTCCCGGTCACGCTCGACAGACGCACGCGGCGCATCGACTGGAAATCTGGAGGCAGCAACACGAACTCGGCATCGTCCACGCCAGAACTGAGCGTCGCCGACGACCGCTGCTCCATCTGCCGGACAAAGAGTCCGCGATTGAGCTTGGCCTCGCAAAACTGGATGAACGTCGGGATGCGAGCGACCAGCGTCGTATCCTGGTCGCGAGCGAGCCATTCAGTGACAGCCGAGATCAGGTCCGTGGTCGTCGCGATCCCGGCCATCAGCTACCGAACCCCAAAAAGCCCTGAACCTGGGCGCTGTCAGTGCGCAGATAGGCCCATTCCGGGTCTTTCAGCTTGCGATCGACAAGAGCATCCATCTCGGGGCCGAACATCTTGATCGT